CCTGTCTTCTGCCGTAAATCTTCCCTTTGTTTCTACCAAGATACCATTGGGCAAAGTGAAGTCTGGTGTGTACCGGCGAGTTTCTACTACATCATAGTAGATCTTGACAGCCTCGTAACAGAATTCTACACCAGCCTCATCAAGATTACTAGCTACCTTTTCTTCTAGACCAGACCTAAACATCAAGATACCTCTTATCTACAGTAACTGGTGGGTTCCACAACTCCCCCTCCACTCTACGGAGCCACAGAAGTCTTGCATTCTCAACAATTCTGGCGATGTCTCCCCCATAAGCATCCACGACGACATTCCAAAGATCTTCTTCCTTCTTGCAATCAGCCACCATGCCCTCTGCTGTTACAGGACCAACTCTGTATAGACCAACAATGTTATCAGCAGTATCACCAGTAAGGACTTGCTTGTAGAAGTTTTTCATTGCAGTCAGGTGGTCGATGTTAGTAAATTTTTTACTGGTAAGGTTATAATGAAGTCCAGGAATTTGCAGAAAATCTTTGTCGATAGATGCAATAATAGCGTTTACACCAAGCGCAGTGGCTTCAATAGAGATAAGATCATCTGCTTCCTCTCCGTTAGAGACTTGTGCGGAGTATTTATCAATCAAACATTCTCTGACTTTGGGGAGAAAGTATGGTTTTTCTGCACCAGATCGGTTTCCTTTGTAGACATGGGTCTTGGCAATATCGTAGCGGAAGTTACCACTACCAGTGAGATAAACCTTAAAGTTTCTGCTTCTGTTATAGAAGGAGGTTTCCTCTAAGATTTCTTCGATAGTTTCATCGACCTTTGCCAAACACTCTTCTAGAGATGCATCCCTTTTGACAAATTTTCCACTGGGGCCTTTGTAGGGTTCCCCGCTTTTGTTAAGGATGTAAGGTCTGTGTGCTGCACACCTATATGCAACAATATCCCCATCAATTAGGGTAGTCATACCGGAGTTAGAGTTGTCCATACCTGTTCCCCATTACTAAGTTTCACACCAACTTCTTCTACGAAAGAAAAGCCTGCTGCATTGGCTGCATCTTTGAAGACAAAGACCAGATCTTGAATACTCTCAACTTCTGTATGAGCATACTCAATTGACTGGGAGTGCCTGCCAGAAGAGGTTTCTTCAAAACGGATAGTTACTTTCATGTTCCTGCCCTCAGATTGGAGTACCCCCCACCAGAAAAACCAGTGAGGGGCTTTTGTTTTAGAAGCGGGTTCCGTCAGAAGCGGACTCGTAAGGAACGTGTTCCATCACACCAATCTTATCAATCCGGTGGCCAGTACGTTCACCCTCACCGTAGACAACAACCTTGACCATAACCTTGGTACCATTACCAAGCTCCCCATCTTCGGTCATTGTCCAAGGTGTTCCCCGTTTTTCTTCGTCTCCCCAATGGACAACTTCGGGCGGGCCAGAAAGATCCTCAAAACGGTGAACATGCTCTCTCTTGAGTTTGATAAACTTGCCGATACCCCAAGATTCCCGGTCAGCACTCTTAAGACGCTCATTCCCCCGGAATGCTTTCGGGACACCAGCTTTCCAGAACTTCTCAAGGTCTCCCTCTGTAGCAGGATAGAAGTTAGTATTGTATTGACCAGTAGGATGGAACTCCGGGTTGTTGTCCATATTCTCTGGGAACACACGGGCGTATTCCAGATAGCCTTCCATGACAACATACCGGGCTTTGTTTGCGGGTTTGTTAGACATATTGTTTCCTTTTGCATCTAGTTGCAGAGTAGTTATCTAGTGGTCAGAGTTTGTTTTTCAAGGGTTATTAGTGGATTTCTGCGTAGTTGTCTCCTATAGCATAGTCGATCCCCAAAGGAACATTGAGCTTAACCTTGTCATTAACAGCTTGGATAGCTGCCTCTAGTTTATCCCCAATACCCGGCACTTCTTCGGGAGAAACAATGGAGATAATTTCATCGTGGAACTGCCCAATAGTTTTTACACCGAACTTCAATCGGGCTTGGGCTACCCACTGGTCGAAACAGTAAACCCCAGTGCTTTGGTTAAGGGTAGAAAACCTGTCTTTATCACTACGAAGTTGGTGCCAAAAACCAGACACAGGGTTCTGCAACCAATCTGACCCGTTGACAGTGCGGACCCTACAATCAGCAGCAACTTTCTGTACAGCCCAGTTACGGGACCAAAAGGCTTCAAGAAGGGTTGCTGCCTCTGCCTGTGACATGCCAGTTTCCCTTGCGAGTTTAGCAGCCCCCACTCCGTAGGTTGCCGAGTAATTGACTACTTTGAAAGCTTTCCTGAGTCGCTTGATTTCAGGTCGCTCCCCACGATTGTAAGCGTCAATGTCTTCCTGAGTAACCCTACCTGCGTGTCTAGCTAGGTCGAGGTGAGGATCGAAGCCTTTCTTTTGCATCTCTTCCACGTAGTCAGGGTCCAGAGGTTTCATGTAGTGCCGCTTGGTAGTGTCTTCAAGGGAGGTCATGTCAGCCCCACAAAGTTTGTTGCCATTACCAGCAATCAGGCACCCACGAATTTCTTTACCCCAAGGGCGCTCTACCCCCGGAAGGTTGACAAGAGGTCGAGCATGTCTAAAGCGCAGGGTATTGGTGAAGCCCGCCACCTCAGCCTTGAGCCAACCATCCTTATGGCACTCCAAGAAAGACTTAAAGATGCCCAGACGATGCTGAATGACAGTAAGTCCATCAAGGAGTTCAACAGAAGGGTTCTCGTCAACAAGAAGCAAAACAGAAGGACACAATTCCCCATCTCTGCGTACTTGCTCAATAGACCTTTCCTCTCCAGTGGTTTTATTACGAACATATTTATAGGTAGCAGGCTCCCAACCAAGACTGTAAAGCCAACTCTTGACTTGATCCGTAGAGTTAGGATTGGCGTCTTCATAACCATCTACAATGTTCACTGTCTCTGTTGTGTTAGGCATACGCATAGATTTGAGAAGACCCAACCAGTCCTCTCCCTTGGAAGACAAAGATCCATCTTTTTTGTACATAATCTTAGGACGATTACGAACCTTCAAGATAGGTCGCTTTGGCATTGCCGCAGAGAGTTGATCCAACTTTTCATCCTGCATTTCTATCAGGGTATCATAGTGTTCCTGTGCCTTGGCTACATCAAGACGCCAACCAAGTTCTTCCTGCTCCCTCATACAGTCCATCTTGAAGTTCAGGTACTGAATAAACCGCTGGGCCTCAGTAGTATCAAGATAGAGTTTGTTGAGTTTGTACATCAAGTCTTTGTAGAGACGCATGTTGATCTTTACGTCTTCCTGACAGCGATGTGCGTACTCTTCTTTAGTAAGGTTCTCCCAGTCAGAGACCTTGGGTTTGGGTACACCAAAGTCTTCCCCGTAACCTTCAAGACCATGTTTAGCACGATCAAAGTTCAAGTACCAAGACAGAGGAAGTGTATCCACCACGTTGGTAGGGGAAACCCCAAGGATTTTCTTGAGTACGACCATATCGTACCTAATGATGTTGTGACCTACAAAAACCCTGTCTTGAGACAGCAGGTCTACCATCTGGTTGTAGTCGAAGATCGACACAGGCTCTTTCATAGTGGAGTCTTGATAGGACAGTACATGGATCTTGCTTACAGTATCCAATAGCCCGTCTGTCTCGATGTCAAAAACTACGTAGTCCATTGTGTTATTCCCCAGAAGATCAAGTCAGCAGTTGTCTCTGCTTCAATCAACTGTTCCCTAGTGAGAAAGATTTCTTCCCCAGAGTTTGCATCACAGGCACCAAGAAGTTCGTAGTGGTTTATAAGTAGACCAACCTTTTCGACGCGCAGTCTTACATACACATCCTTATAGGAGTCTCCTACCTCAACCACCAAGAACACTACCATAGTTTCTCCCTCAAACATGATACACCTCATTAAGTGTGAAGGTCTTAAGATCAAAGCGAAGGGTTCCTGCTGGTCCTTCCTCTGAACAAGGTCGGTTCTTTTCAATGTAAAGATATGTAGTGTTCTTCTCTACATCATTATCTGCCTGCTTATCTCTTTGCAAGTCAATGATCACAGAAGCCCGTTGTGCAATCATCTTACAGTACTTGGGGTCTCCATTCTCATTGGTATGTGCGATAGTGACGATACCTACACCAATCTCTGCTGCAAGCTTAGAGAGACGCACAGAAAGATCTGCCAGAGTTGCTTCCTTACTGTCTTCGTTAAGCCCTGACACAACGTCTTGGATAGGCTCAAAGAACACGTAGTTTACACCACAAGCTTCCCTGAAATAGCGGATCTGTTGGATCAACTCATCAGGCCCCTGACCATCAGGAATATAGAATTGGTAGAACAACTCATCCTTGGTCAACTCTTTGATAGCTTCCTCTACTTGTGCTGTGGCTCCCTTTTCCTCGATAAGATCCCTACGAGTGAGGTTGTCTTTGAGTTCATAGGAAACCAGTCCGAGAAGACTACGTAGTTTGGTCTCTTCAAGGTGCCACGACGCGAAGGGTACCCCCCTCTTCAAAAAATTGTATTCCAGCATTCGCATGACTTCGGTTTTACCAATGCCAGTCTGTGCCTTGATAACAGTGAAGTGCCCCTGCATCAGACCCATGATCTTATCATCAAGGGCTACAATACCAGTGGGTACGAACTGGTGGTTAGGGGTATCATGGAACAGTTTGAGAAATTGGTCAGAAGTGTTCAGAATATTCTCTGGAATGTACTTCTGAGCAGCCCACCAATAACTCTTGAAGTCTTTCACAGACCCGTGTTGCAAGAAGTCATTAGCGTCTTTGTGCTGGCCGTGATCAACTCTGTAGACTTTGTTAGGGAACATCCCACCAATCTTGGATGCAATAGCATTACCTGCGTCGTCATTGTCGATGGACAGGATGATCTTCTCAAAACTGTTGAGCCAGTCATAGACATTCTCCCACAGTCTTTTGGAAGGAGACGCGGAAGGGAGAGAGACCACTGGGGTTATGTAGGAATTACCAGAGGAAAGCATCTGGTATGCAGAAAGAGCATCCAGTTCACCCTCTGTCACCGTAACAAACTTGGAGCATCCAGCGGGGAAGAGGTTCATCCCAAAGAGTTCATCAGACCGCATGTTCTGGGTGCTGAAAGACTTGGGATAGTAACGGATCTTTTTTCCACCGGAGGGGTAAACATACTCTTGACGAGTAACCACACCCTTCTGGTCAAGGAAGGATTTGACATTATAAAACTCCATAGTCTTTTGAAGGATACCCCGGTCATAGGCGTACTCCCCACCTTGGGGTACCCCCCCTTCATTAAAATCCACACCGGACTGTGATACTACAGAAAACGTAGTCATGGTTTTTCCTTTTCTGATTGGTTCATGTTGGTCAAAGAATACCTGTTCACACACGAAACAGCGCCCTACGCCCTTGTCTGTGTTGAACGAGTACCCATCTGAGCTACCACAACCCACCTTGTCGGGGCAGGCGATGTGAGACACTTCTGGCATGATTGTTTCCTTCTTATGGTGGCTACAGAATAACCCAACCCGACGAGTATTGCAAGGGGAGAACTACAAAAATATTTTTACTGCCTTGCCCTTGACAGACAAATTCTGGCTCCCTACTTAAGTATAACACTAAAGTTCTTTACTTTAATTATAATCTACAAAAGATTATTAAGTCTTTAGGTATAATACTTAAGTATAAGAGTAAAGATGGTAAAATTCTACTTTGTAGGCTACCAAATTCCCACGGGGGGCCTAAATTCCCACGGGGGGCTATTTCCCACGGAGGGCCTAAATTCCCACGGAGGGCCTAAATTCCCACGGGGGGCCTATTAACAATCAAACTCATTTTTATTTCCATACTCATAATCATACTTATACTGATAATTAAACTCATAATTATAATTAAACTCATAACTATAATTAAACTCATAACTATAAGCACAATGAAATCCTAAATTATAACCATAGTTAAAAGTATAATAGAATACTGAACTATAATTATATCCTTATGGATAACATAATC